CGTTTGGATGCCGCTAATCTTTAAACTGAAAGGTAAATCATGACCACTCAATTCACAACCACTATCGACTCGATGTACACCCTTGACACTCCCGACCCCGGGTTTGTTGTCAACGTCCTTTGGACTGTGACTGGTGTTGACGGCTCTAACACTGCCAGCATTGGTGGCAATAGCCAGTTCACCGTGCAAGAGGGTACATTCACACCCTACACAAGCTTGACCGAATCTCAAGTGATTGGCTGGATTCCTGCCGAGCAGATTGCAAGCGCACAAGCCTGTGTTCAGGGTCAAATCGACAGCATGATTACACCGCCTGTCAGCCCTGAGAACACACCGCTTCCTTGGAGCGCATAAGTTAACGGGAAGCCACCACCCGATCTTGGTGGCACATTAAAAGGAAACATCATGGGAAAAAATGAAAAGACCCCTGTGACAATCGATGGCGTTGAGCACCAGTTTGAAGACCTGACACCCCAGCAGCAAGCGCTGTTGAATCATGTCGCAGATTTGGATCGCAAATTGGACTCAGCACGATTCAATGTAGATCAGCTCCAAGTAGGCCGCAACGCCTTCTTTGAGTTACTGAAGCAAGCGTTAGCCGCTAAGCCTGAAGAGGCCGTGTCTGACGTAGAGCCAAAGTGACTTTGGAGGGATAGGTTATGAATGATGCGCTGGTTCTTTGTACCGCTTGTATTGCTTGTATTTTGGGCGAGTGCCAAGACCCCGTGCATCATTTCAGACTTCTATGGGCTGAGCTGGATTCATGATCCATCCCTGCGGCACACTGAGCTATCTCGGTGGCTGACAACAAACGGGGACTCGTGTAATTCAGATCAGCTTGTAGTGATTTGGAACAACCTTGCTATGTGGGCAGGGGTTGCGGATAGCGCGGAGTTGAGGGCAAAAATTCTTTACTACTATGCGAGAGCAGTAGAAAGGGAAAAGAAATGATTACCTTCGACAAATGGTACGGGCTGGTACAGCCGACCCATACCGCTACCCAACTGGCGTTTGACAAGGCTGTTGAGAAAGTTCAAGAAGAGTACCGGTACGCAATAGCGGCCAACAAACTTGAGCTTAAAACGCTTGAGATGGAGCTTGAGCTGTACGACAAGAAGGCACGGCAGAACACGATTGAGCTGGGTGCGTTTGAGAACCGTAGGCGCTTTCAGATATTTGTATGAGGACGCATGATGACTAAGAAACCACCACAGTACGTTCCAGACACAAAAGAAAAGCTGACGCTCTACGTCACCCTGATGGTTAGCACAACTTTGTGCCTTTCCGTATTGGCTATGGTTATTGCTTTCATGCTCGGCCTATGGGCCAAGGAAGTGGACAACGCTGAGATATTCAAGATGATTAGCCCAGCCTTCAGCACCTTGATTGGCGGCATGATCGGATTCTTGTCAGGCATCAAACTGATGCAGAACGAAGACAGTAAAAAGGACGCAAAATGATTGGACTAGATGCACTGCTGAATGTTGGCGGCAAGCTAATTGACAAGCTGATCCCAGACCCAGAGGCCAAAGCCAAGGCGCAGTTGGAACTGCAAAAGATGGCGCAGGATGGCGAGCTGGCTAAGATGGCCAATGAGACTAAGCTTTACGAGACTGAGCAGAACAACCTGACCCAGCGTGTGCAAGCTGACATGGCCAGCGACTCTTGGCTGTCTAAGAACATCCGTCCCATGACGCTGATCTTTCTGTTGGTGGCGTACTCTGGCTTTGCCATTGCATCAATCTTTGAATACGAAACCCGTGGCGCTTATGTTGAGTTGCTTGGGCAGTGGGGGATGCTTGTGATGTCCTTCTACTTCGGTGGCCGCACCATGGAAAAAATTGCAGATAGGGTGAAGAAATGAACTTGACCGACCACTTTACGCTTGAAGAGCTGACCCACACAGACCACAGACAGTACGACAATACGCCAAATGAAGCCGAGCTGGAGAACCTTAAGCGACTCGCAGCCTTCCTTGAGGAAGTCAAAACTGCCTTGGGCGGAAGACCAGTCATGGTTAACTCTGCTTTTCGCAGCAAGCAAGTCAATGATGCTGTTGGTTCTAAAGATACTAGTCAGCATCGTATTGGTTGTGCTGTGGACATCCGAGTACCTCAACTGACACCCGATGAAGTGGTTAAAACCATCATTGCATCGGGCTTGCCATACGATCAGATCATCCGAGAATTCGATCGCTGGACGCATATCAGCATCCCAAACACACCAGACGCCAAGCCAAGAAAACAGGCGCTGATTATCGACAAAACGGGCACTAGGGCTTATGCTTGATGCACCCTCAAATTGATGGGAAAATAAGCCATGCCATTACAGAAAATTGTTTTTAAACCGGGCGTCAACCGCGAAAACACGCGCTATACCACTGAGGGTGGTTGGTACGACTGCGACAAGGTTCGGTTCCGTCAAGGCACGCCAGAGAAAATTGGCGGATGGCAACGCATCTCTAGCACGACATTCTTGGGCGTGTGCCGATCACTTTGGAATTGGGTGACGCTGGGTAGCCAGAACTTGCTGGGTGTGGGCACAAACTTGAAGTTCTACATCGAGAACGGCGGGGCATACAACGACATCACCCCCCTGCGTAAAACTGCTGCAACGCTTGGCAACAACCCATTCTCAACAACTTCTGGCTCAACCACAGTGGTGGTGACTGACGCTACGGGTGGCTATACCGACGGCGCTTTTGTAACTTTTAGCGGTGCCACAGCCGTGGGCGGCTTGACCCTTAATGGTGAATACCAACTTTCCACGATTGGCACAAGCACCTCTACGTATAACATCACCGCTTCTAGTGCGGCTTCTTCTACTGCCACAGGCGGGGGCGCGGCTGTCCTAGCCGCATACCAGCTCAATCCCGGCCCTGAGTATGCGGTGCCTTTGTCTGGCTGGGGCGCTGGCTCTTGGGGTTCAGGCACATGGGGTTTGGGCTCCACATCTGTGGACGCACTGCGTATTTGGAACCAAAACAACTTTGGTCAGAACTTGGTGTTTGGCCCACGCGGCGGCGCTCTGTACTACTGGGATGCAAATACTAGCTTGACCACCCGTGGTGTGTTGGTGTCTTCGTTGCCGGGAGCGTCTGGTGTGCCGTTGTACCAAAACTATTTATTAGTTTCAGACGTTAGTCGTTTTGTGCTTGTCTTTGGAACTAACGAGCTTGGCGACACAATCTTAGACCCGATGCTGATTCGCTGGTCTGACCAAGAAGATGTTGTTGAATGGACGCCATCAATTACCAATCAAGCAGGTAGCGTGCGTCTTTCGCACGGCTCACGTATCGTGACGGCTTTGCAGTCTCGCCAAGAGATTGTTGTTTGGACAGACTCTTCTTTGTATTCGCTTCAGTACCTTGGCCCTCCATACGTGTGGAGTTCACAGCTTCTTGCAGACAGTGTTTCTATCGTAGGCCCCAACGCTGCAACGATTGCGTCTGGTGTGACTTACTGGATGGGCGTAGACAAGTTCTACAAATACGATGGCCGTGTGCAAACACTGCGCTGTGACCTGCGGGAATACATTTTTAGCGACATCAACCAAGCCCAGTACGAGCAAGTGTTTGCCGCGCCCAACGAAGGCTTTAACGAGATTTGGTTCTTCTACTGCTCTGAAAATTCAACTGCTGTAGACAAGTACGTTGTATACAACTACGAAGAAGACATCTGGTACTACGGCACAATGGCGCGTACGGCTTGGCTTGACTCAGGTCTTCGCAACTACCCCCTTGCCGCTACATACCAACCAAACAGCACAGGAAACATTGTCAATCACGAGCAGGGCGTTGACGACAACGAAACAGGCACTGCTGCACCAATTGAAGCGTATATTACATCGTCTGAGTTTGACATTGGTGACGGCCACAACTTTGGTTTCGTATGGCGCATACTGCCCGACATCACTTTCCGTGGTTCGACTGCCACTAATCCGCAGGCTACGATGTACTTGAAGCCTTTGCAAAACTCTGGCTCTGGATACAACAATCCTGAATCGGTTGCCGGTAGTAATAGTGGCGCTGTGACCCGTACAGCAGTCATCCCAGTTGAGCAGTTCACAGGGCAGATCAACACCCGTGTGCGCGGTCGCCAGTTGGCGTTTAAGATTGACTCCACTGCGCTAGGCGTAACGTGGCAGTTGGGCGCACCGCGTATGGACATCCGGCCTGATGGCCGAAGGGGTGGCTGATGGCACAAGCAAACGTCGTAGCCCCGCGCCTACCCAACCCACCGAAAGAGTACACGCAAGCCTACATGGAGCAACTCCTGCGGGTGATGTTTTTGTATTTCAATCAGTTGGATAATCCGGGGCCAATCTCTGGCGCAACACAGCGTAATGGAACTAAAATA